GCAATGGTCGTCTTGGCGTTGTGTGCCATGAACTCATTAAAGTCCTTGGCTAATTGGTCGGGGTAGACCGTGTGAGAAATTCCGCTAGGCTTAAGCATTGTCTTATATTTCTTGTTAAAGAAGTTGTGCGATATGGTGTGTGTTGGTCGTTATTAGGCAATCACAACCTCCACGTAGGTTTGACCTTCTTTCAGCTTGGGAGCCTCTCCTGCTGGCTTCACGTAAAACGCTCCGTATTCGTTGGCGTACTCGCACGCCGCGTTAGCGGCGGCTTCATAAGTGTCAAAAATCATTTTTACCAAAGTAGCGGTATGGTTCTCGACAGTGCCTTGGATAGTGTGGCAGGCGGTGGTGGTGCTAATTTTGTACATGGCTCGGTGTGTTTGTGTTTGTTTGATTACACCACAATGTTACGGCATTCTTCCGTACAGATGCCGTACAGACGCCGTAAAGTTTTCAACAATTAAACATGAAAAAGGCCCAGCACGTTTGCCAGGCCTTGAACCAAACATGAAATAATATCACCTGAACCTTGCTCTAAGGTTGCTCTTTAAAGGATGCGAGCAGCGGCAAGATACTAATTAAGCACAACACTACCGCTTGCCAGCTCATGCCATTTTGTACAATGTCGTAGCACGCGGTGGATGCAATTAAACCACCCACGGTGCGCTTGGCTGACCACCTGCGCAAGTCGCCTTTGGTCTTAAATGCCTCGGTGACGTCGAAGCGTTCAAGAAATTTGAAGAACTCAACTATACTGCCAAATGACGGCGGTTGGCTTTTCCCAGTCATTGTCTACGTGTATGAATCCTTCACCAATTCCGATGCGGTCAAAGCCTGCTTCTAGTAATGCCGTCACAATAATAAAGCGGTCGCGCGATCCGCGGCATGCGATGTCAGCGGCGCAGCCTTTCATGTGGCTGCTGTTTTGCGTTCCGCCCACCTCGAAATTGTGCGCTTCGGTGCGATACCCACTCGTGACCACAAATGGGATGGCGGCACGTGAGCGTGCGTCGTCCAACATCTCCAAAAACTCCTCGTCCATGTAGTTGCCACTGCCTGGCTCGTCGGGCGAATCAAATTCAGAGTAGTTAAACCACTTCATTCCTTGCGCTTGCTGCGCGCCGTCAAAGCGCGTTCAATGTTAAACCACACCAACGTTACACCTGCGACCACGGCGAGGCCGTCGCTTACTAGGTTCACGGCTACGCTGCCAACATACGTCACGTTTAAGGCATTAAGGATATGGCATTTAATGTCAGACATCTTCTAGATTGTTAGGAAACCAACCGTTGTCCTGCATATACTGCATGTCGCGCACAGTTGAGGTGGAAGGAATAATGGCGCCAAATGGGAAGGCGCTGGCGTGCAGCACGTAGCTGTGCAACTGCATACGTTCCGTTTCGGGAACTTCGGGAAACAACGTCACCAGCTTTTCCAAGGTCGCTTGTGGGTGTACTGGGATGACGTGTTCAGTGTCGATTTGTAGCGCCACCTGCACGCCGTCGGGATGTTCGACAATGCCGAACACGTCGCAGTCGGCGTACTCGGGCGTTTGAAAGCGCTCGGGCAAGGTCACGTTGAACAGCTCACGGCTGATGCGCTGGGCGCGCTCTTTTGCGCTAATCCATGGCAAGGCTTGTATGAGAATCCAGCCGTTCATTAGTAAATGCTATAATAGTCGTTTATGTTAGATTCAATGCCCGTGCGGTTGCTGCTCTGATTAGCGTTCCAAAAAATTAGTTCCTGATATTGGCCATTTAAACGTTCAGTGTCACTAAATCGTTGCCCAATGTCTAAACCACTCAAAACACGTGTGCCCAAATTTAAGGATGACGCGCCGCTGTTGTTTACATAAATTTTTGAAGACGTACTGTTAAAAACAATGAACATGTTAATTTGAAGTCCAGCAACAATAGTTGTTCCGCTGTATTGAGTGCTACCAGCATATGCCGAATATTGACTGCCAGAAATAAAGGCTGCTTGTCTGTCTGTACTGTCGTCACCGTCAAAAAAATACCCACCATAACCGTCTGAAGTGGCAACAAAACTTGCGGTTGTGGGTTGTGTTGTCGCAAGACCAGTAGCGGACATGTGGTTAGATGTTCCGTTAAAATCTAATGCTGGTAATCCGTTTTTAAGAATTACCGACCCGCTCGACACAATCTGCGGTTGGTCGGCGTTCGTGCCTTGCGTCGCGTTGTTGCCATTGCCTGACTGGTCGTACCAAGTTTGCACGTACCCGCTTGCAGGTCCCGTGTGATTCAAAAGCGCCGTGGTGTCAAGGTCGCCGTTAGAGTCAAACCCGATGTCGGCAAGCGTGTTGCCTGCGCTCTCGCGCACTCTGATGGCATAGCCCGTGTAGTCCTTGTCGAGCTTGCGCAGAGAATACGCCGCGGCGGCGCCAGTGTAAATGTCCAGCAACAGGTTTTGAATTTCCTTGTATGTAATCAGAAATGTATAGCTGCTGTCTGTCCCAACGCGGTTCATGTATTCTTGAATGAGCGCCAGCGTGGTGTTGAGCGAATCGCCAACGATGGGTTGCACCGCTGCGGGCTGCGTGTAGGTGTCGGCGTTGCTGCCTTGGCCTTTGCTCAAAACATACACGGCGCGTTGCAAGACATAGCCCGCCGTTGGTATTTCGCCTTGATGTTCAATGTACTTGCCCACGCCGTCGTTGGTAATCGTCCAATAACCTTCAAGCGTTTCGGTGCCAATTACTGACGTCCACGTGGTGGCAAAGCGCGATCGTGCCAGCGGGTTGTAGCTGACGTAGGACGTATTTACAATGTTGTTTGCGCTTGCGCCCAACAATGCAGGTTGCGGCACGTTGCCCGCGTCTGGTGGCGTTACGTCCTTGCTGGGGCGCGCGTTGTCTTGCACGGCGGTTATGCCTGTTGTGTCACGTCCCGCGTTTATTAACGTCACGTCGTATTCGTCGTCGCTGGCGACATAGCGCAAGGCGGTAAGGTAATACACCAATGAATCCTCGGCGTTTGTGAGGATAGTGTACGGCGCAAGGTAACCGTTGCCTGTGCCCAACAGTTGCCCGCGTTCCATGCGCTTGCCTGTGCGGTGAAACGCCATGCGCTCACGTGTGGCCAACTTGTTGATGCCTAAACTTGCTGTTGTGCTGTTAAGGCTGCGCCAGTCAGTGGCGTCCACATACGAGCTGCCATCAAATACTTTGATAACGCCGTGGTCCATGGAAGTAATGCGGTCGCCCACCAGCGTTTCGCCCAAATCTTTTTCAAAACGTCCTTGGTCGCCCGTGCTGGTAATGTCTACGGTCCCAAATTCCTGTTCCTGATCGTCGTCAAATACCGTGCATTTAAAATTGCGCACGCTGTATGTGGCATAAGTCGTGTTGGTAAAATCGGTCGTTACAGTTCCGTCCGATTCAATGCCAAAGACATTCAAAAACATTTGCAAACCTTCGCGCGCAGCGGGCAACGGCGCCGTGACAATATCAAACCTGTAATTGACGAACTCGGCGTCAATCAATGTGGCCTGCGTGCCTTCGATACGGTCGATAATAAACGGACAAACAATATAACAATGGTCTGTGTCAGTTGTTGACCACGAAACCGCGTCGTAAGCATCCGCGCCCAATTCCAAGGTGTCTGGAAAGTCGTTCAGATAACCCGACGTTGAACCATAAATAAACGTTGTTGTGCCAATGCTATAGTTGCGTTTTAGGTAATAATCCGTGCTTCCGTCACCGTCACCCAAACGCAGGTTAATTTTTAAAACAATGCGTCCGTAATGGTTGGCGGGCGTTGTGCCCGTAGGTATTCCAGTGTGGCGGTACAACACGTTCCCGCTAATCTTAAACCGCGTGTCCTGCGCATACGTGGCGTCTTCGTCGTCAAGCACCAAACTGGCAGCAATGTTTGCCGAGGTGTAGTTGCTGCGCAGAACCACGGGCTTGTCGCCTTGGTAATTGCGCGTCAGCTTTACCTCTTTGTATGGTGGCGCTGCCGTGCGCAGCCATCCGCGGCGCTTGTAAAAGTTGCCTGTGTTGCCGCCAAAGGTTTTGCCAAACGTGGTGCTAACGTATCCCAAAAATGCGCCTGAATATCGCATGGCATACACGTTGACGCTTGAGGCCGCTTGCTTAATGCCCAAAGGAAAAAACCAGTATTTGCCTTCGTGCATAAACACCGAGCTGTTAAACGTCTTGCACAGGCTTTCAATTACCTCTTTGGCGCTGAAGTATTGCAGCTCCCCATCGTTGTCTACGTTGTGCCACGTTTGGTGCGAGATGCGCGCCAGCGTCAACTGCAAGTGAGGTGAGGTAACAGGCGGGGAATAGCCCGCGTAATTGCTTGCGATGAAATCGTCGACGACATACAAGAAAGCGTCAGTGCCTGACCAATAATCAGTGTGCGGCACCTTCTTAAGCGCAGTGTGCAAAATATCCGTGATGACCGCTTCGCCTTCGTATGGCGTGCCGTTGTTGTTAAAGTCAATGCCGTCCAGTTGCGCGAGGCCGTCCACGGCGGTAATGCTCACCTGTTCGTGTGGCGACATATCTTCAACGGCGATGCCTTCGGGCAAGATTGTGCCCACCCAAAACAAGGTGTTGGCCCCGTCGGGGTCTTTGTATATGGCGACACCCCATTCGCCTTCTTGGTCTGCGTTAAAGTCGTCAAACAACGCAGTAAAGTGTGCGCGGTCGTCGGGGTCGTACATCATTGTAAACGACACGCTGCTGCCCATAATCGTCGGGCATTCGTCAAACTCGCTGGCGTTGTCGTAGTTCAGCACAAAGCCGTCACCACCCACAAAAAATTCAACGGCGTTTGTAGCAGCGCCCGCCATGTGGATAATGTCAATGCGCCAGTCCTCGCCATTTAGGCCTGTGAATTCTGCGCGTCCTTGTACGTGTACAGCCATTAGATCACTCGGTTTCGGTTACGTGTGCCACGGTCGTTGGCCAATACAATGTCGCTGCCGCTGATGCGGCCAAACACCTCAACGCGACTGGCGCCCATGATGTCCTGCAACTTGGACAACGGCGCGATAACTTCGGGGTCCACGCGGGCGTTGGGGTTGTCACCCACAATGGCGGTGGTGGCGCCGTACGCCAAGCCGCCTTCGGCAAGTGCGGGAATTTGTACGCTGTTGATTAGCGCCATACCCGCAGTAAGCAAACCAGCCATAACAAACGGATATGCTGGCCCCGTACCCGCCGAGCCTTCCGCAGCTCGTGCAATAACCTGCGCCTTGGCTTGGGCCAATGCCGCGATAATAACAGCCTTGGCAGCTTCAACCAATGCTTGGCGCATGTTTTCTGCGTGGCCAACTGCGTTACCAATTGAAGTTGCCAATGCCTCGCCCATGTCCTCAAATACATTGCTAACCTTTTTGGCTTCTGAACTCATGCGTTCCAAGCCAAGCAACAACTTACTTGTAAACGACGTTGATGTTACCTCGACAGCCTCAAGTGCTGACAGCAAACCAAACACCTCCGTTTTGGTATTCTCCAAGCGCAGCAACAGCCAGCTTACTTCGCTTTTGAAAATCTTAAACTGTTCACCGCTTTTTTCCGCGGCATTGCCAAGCGCCGCCACCTGTGGTTCCGCTGCATCACTTTCGGTTGACAGGTTGCGTACCGTTGCGGCAAGGTCTGAAATACGTTCGTCTAAAAACTCGATTTGGCCAGCATACTTCTGCGCGCTACCGCGGGCCACCTGCTTGTCCAACCTGTCACCCAAAGCGCCAGCCGCTTGTGCCTGCATCTCGGCGCGTTGCGCTGCGGCAAGTGCGGCCTTCTCGCGTTGCAGTTCGCGCATTTGGTCTTTAATGTGGTTAATCTGCGCCTGCTTGTCAAGACCGACAAGCGTTTGGATAAATTCTTCGTTGGCCTTACTGGCGTCTTGCGTGCGCTGACGAAACAAAACAACAGCCGTTGTGAGCGCGGCGATGGCAGCAACAACAGCAAGCGCGGGGTTGGCCAACATCGTGGTATTCAACAACGTGAATGCTGCACGTAGCCCCGTAATGCCCGTAATAATTTTGGGCACGATGACAATCATTGGACCAATGGCGCCAACCAACAAACCAACTTCGAGCATGAGCGCCTTTGTGCTTTGACTTGTCGCAGCAAACTTTTGTGCCATTTCCACAATTAGGTCGAGCAGCTTGGTAACAGCAGGCAACACAAGGTTACCAATTTCTGCGCCTGCAATCTTGAGGTTGTCTAGCGCGGTGCTAAACTTACCCGCTGCCGTTTGGCTCAAGCGCTCCATGGCGCCAGCGGCAAAGCCGCCTTCCGTGGCGAATGATTTAAGAACCTCGTTGAATTGGTCAACGCTAACACGGCCCGCGCCCAGCTTGTCGGCAGGCAAACCTGTCGCGTCGGCCAACGCCTTAAAAATTGGAATGCCTCGTTCTGCAAGCTGGTTGAGGTTCTCAAGTTCAACCTTTCCTTTGGCGTTGACCTTGGCAAAGATGGCGGCTATTTCTTCAATGGTCACACCGCTGGTTGCGGCAATGTCTCCAAGAAATTGCAGTTGATCGTTAACGTCGCCAATCTGCGTGCCTGATGCAATCAACTGCCGCGCGGCGTTAGCCACGTTCTCAATTTGAAACGGCGTCTTTGCGGTGAACTCGTTTAGCTGCTCCATCATTGCAGCCGCTTCTTCAACGCCTCCCGTCAAACTAACAAACGACGTTTCGAGCTGCTCCAAGTCCGCCGCGCTTTTTACAGCCATTGCGCCCAAGCCAGCAAGCGGCAAGGTAATTGCCTTGGTCATGCTCTGACCCAAGCTGGTTAGATTGCTGGTCATGCTACGCATGTTGCGCTGCACGCGGCCCAACTGCTTGTTGAGGTCGCGCGTATCCGCGCCTATGCGTACTACGAGGTCACCGAGTTTTGCCATTTGCTAATGCTCTTAAGATAGCCAATCCGTTGCCTTTCGGCTTTTGTGTTTGTGTGTTTTCTTCCCAAGGAAAAACGGCGAGGTCATGGGTTGTTAGCTTGCTGCCTTTCTTGGTATGTACATTCAACAACAACGCCGTTTGCCATCGCACTCGCTCCCAGGCACCGCGTTCGCAGTGTTCTTGAAACTCGTAACGACCGCGTACGGCGTTGCCAAATTCTCGGAATGTGAGGTCGTAGAGTCGCTTGGGGTCAAGGCCTAACATGCCCAGCCCCAAGCGCTCTATTTCGTCCCATTCAAGTGCGCGTTGCTGTCCTCCGTCGCTTCCGTTTTTTTTTGCTCACTGCCGCCCATAGCCTCTTGGACTACAAGCATTAGTGACGGAAGGTCCTGAACATCAATCATGCCCAAGAAGTCGTCAACGTCCATTTTAAACTGCATGCCTTGCTTTAGGCAACCTTCCTGCACAAAATAGTACAGTAGTTCGGGCATCTTGGTAACGTCCTCGGCATCAATGCCAGTTACCTTGCACCCCGTTGCCTTTTCAAAGTTTTTCCAGGCGCGCATGCTTGCACGCACGGGAAACGTTTTGCCTTCAAGCGTAATAGTCATGCAGTAAAATTAGGTTACGCAATCACTTCACGCACAATCGTGTCGTGAACTTCGATAGTGCAGGTGTAGGTACCGTTGTCTTCCGTACCGCCTGACAGCTCCAAACTCGTGATGTAGCCCGCCACGTCAAAGCGCTCATCGCCTGTATTCTCCGTGCCGCTGGGTGCGTGCGTGAAAAGCAGGTACACTTTGCTGTCGGCAAGTTGGTGGCCAATCAATTCGTTGTAGCCGTTGGTAGCATCTGAAGCGTACAACGCCGTGAAGTTTACCGTGGCGCTCTTAAGGCCAGGCAACATAGCACGGTATCCGTTGTTACTTTTGGTCGTCGTGTCGCGCAGGTCGGAAGTGACGCTAATGCTACAGTCGGTAAGGTTGTCAATCAGTACTTCGCTGTCGTCGGTAGTTGACAGGAAAATGCGGAGGTCGGAACCATTGATAATTCCTGTTGTCTCTGCCATGGTTAATCTTTTTTTGTTGGTTTGATGCGGTCTGCAATGATGAGGTTAATTAAGGTGTCGATGTATCCAAACACCTTGTTGTCGTTAGTCGTCGGCGTCAAGTTGACAATGACTTTTACGAGGCCGAGAATGGCCAACGTAAGTTCAGCCCAGTTTTCAAGAATAAAATTTGACATGCTCATGAACGTTTAATGCGTATGGTGTAGTCCTGGACTGCCGCGTAGTATTGGCGGTCCTCGCTCACCTGTGTAATTTCGTTGGTGTATTGGATGCTTTGCACCACCACGGTGCCTTCGCCAACTGCAACGCTGACGTTAGCGCGGTCTAGTGCTGCGCGCACTTTGTCGGCAAGGTCGTTGGCGTCGCCGTATGATCGTGCCACGCTGATAATTTCCACGTTGGCTTCGTCAATGGGCGTGCCGTTCTTGGTGTCTTGCGGCGCGTTGCTCATAACGGAATATACAACGTAAGGCGCTTGCGAACCTTCTGCTGCCAGTTCGGGATAGATGCGACCTGACACCAGCGCCTGCACGGGCGTGTCGTCGACTAACAATTGGCGTATGGCAAGACCTACCTTCATGACATGTAACGTTCAAAGCGGTTGCGCAAAAGGCGTACGTGTAGCTTTTCCATTCGGCCTTGCGTGGCCATCTTGCTACGCTTGTGAACGCCTGTATTCTTGGTGTTGCTCTTGCGGCCAAAAAACATGCCGTCCTCAACGATGTTGGCAAACCACCCGTCGGCGTTCTTGCGCGTCTTGCGGCGTCCCATCGTGTTAGTTTTCGGACCTGCCAACACCCGCGTTTCATTGCGGTTAGGCAACCACGTGTCAACGCTGCGGCGCAGTTGTCCGCTCTTAACAGTCATGCGCACCTTGCCTGGTGCGTTGCCTGGGTTGCGGCCTGGGCCTTGGTTTTTTTCGTACACCTTAATGTCCTTACCAAAGTCCTTGATGTTGGCGCGCAACGAACCTGCGTAGACGTCACCCACGCGAGTGTTAATGTCCACCAGCGCGTTGTGGTCTTTCTCGCTCCATTTGGCGAGCTTCTCCAGCTTGGCCATAACTTTTGACAGGCCTTGTACCTCAACGCGCGTCATTCGCTTACAACCTTTTGGGTGTGGAAATGAAGCTCCGCGTTGCGGCCTACTTCTTCAATTGCCAGGATTTCGTAGGTATCGCCGCTGTATCGAATGGTGTACTTGGGCGTAATGGCGCGCGTCGTCGATGAGCTGCGCACCCGCCATACCACGCGGTTAATGCTGGTTTCTTGTTCCATAATAACGGAACCCGACGCGCTCTTGTTGTCAAGCGCTGCCCACACAGTAGTGTACAGCGTCGCGCTCCCGCTCTCGGCGCCGTAGTTGTCGCGCGTCGTGCTAGGTGCGTAGAAGCTAATGCGCCTGTCAAGAAACCCAATGTTCATTGCCGCTGGTCAATAATGCGTTCAGTGTTCAGCAATGACTCCACCGCCATGGGAATGGTAGCGGTAATAGTGCCCGTCACAACGGCTCGGCGGTTTTCGTACCAGTGCGCCACCAGCATGCGAATGGCGTGCTTTACATTGGCGCTGGCAGCCTGGCCCACGGTGGCGCTAATGCGCACGGGCTGTGCGTTGTAATCTTCCAGGTCGGGCACGTCATGAAAGTAAATCATGAAATCGCCAACGCGGCCTGGGTCGGTGTAATACTTGGCCGTGCTCAATGTTTGTTCAGCTCCGCTTGTGTCGTCGTAGACAACGGAGGTAATGCTACGCACAGGACCAAAAGCCAAAGCAGCGGGGCGCCAACGGGAGAGGTAAAACGTTGCGCTGCCGTCAACGGCAAAATGCTTGTTGGTGTAATCGCTCACGTGCGCCACCGCCGTGTCCAACAACGCGGCAATGGTCGTGTCCTCGTCGCTGTGATCAACGCGAAGAAACTCCTTCATATCTGCAAGTGACACCACGTCGGTGCCAGTAACGTATGCGGGGCGTGCAACTTTCATGAGCGAGAGAAAAAAAGGAAGCCCAGCCCAATTGCCAGGCTTCCAAGTTTAGTCAATTATTACGTGAAGTCAGAGGTGTAAGCCAATGCACCAGCTTGGCGCACGTCCACGTCATAAAACTTATTCACGTGCAAAGCAATTTGGGCGGTGCCTGCGTTGCTGTATGGGTCAACCAAGAGGTCGATACCACCAAAGAACGCCATGACCATTCCCAAACCAAAGTCACCAAACAACAAGGCGCCTTCGCTGGCGTCGTCGTCGACCAAGTTTGGCGTGAAGTACGTGGTGTAACCGTCAATGTTGTTGCCTTCAACCAAAGCAGAAACGGAAGCCACGGCGGCTTCGCCTTTCACAACGGTCATTGCGGTTGGGCTGCCAACAAATGCACAGCGGGCCAAATCGCCACCAGCAGCCAACACGGCTTTTTGCATTGCAAACACATCTGAAGATGCAAGCGCAGCAGAGGCCTTGTCAACAATCGTACCAGCAGAAGCAGCAGCTTTTGCAAACACGGCTTTGTCAATGGTCTCGTTGATACCTGCTGCCAACTCGCGGGCAATCATAGCGTCCACCTGCGCACCGCCTTGCAAAATCAATTGCTTGCTGTACTTGGTGTTAGCAGCCACACGGATTGGCGAAAGCGTCAACTCGTCCAGTTCCAAGCCAGATGCAGCATCGGCAGAAACTTCTGTCTCTTCAGTACCTGCAGCCTTGGCAGAAACGCGTGGGAACTTAAGGTTTCCAGTTGCGTTGTTAATGGTGGTCACACCCACGCGCTCGGCCATGGTTGGCGTGCGCAAGGCGTCAATGACACCAGGAACAGACGTAGCAACAAAACCTGCACCGTCGCCCGAACCTGCTTGGAAGTCGTCAGCAGCACCAGCGCGAAACAGTGCGTTTGCGGGAATGCCGATTTGACCTGACATCTGCAAGCCGCGCATTTGGTATTCTTTCGCAGCTTCTTGTGCCCATTCAGCTTCTGCGCCTTCGAGTGCTTTGCCAAAGGATGCAGCTTGCACAGCACGGCTCAAGCTGAAAGAACGGTTGATTTTGTTGATTTCCTTGGCTTCAGAAACTGACGCGCCGCCCATTTGTGCTTGGCGTGCGATCATGTCTTCGTGAGCCTGGCGACGTGCAATCTTACCGTCGAGGCGTTCCACCTCGCGCTTGCACAAGTCGGCTTCTTCTTGTTCGTTGTTGGTCCAGTCGCGGTTTTCAGTTTCAGCGACGTTCACCAATTCTTCGAAGCGGTCGGCGTGCTTTGCACGAACCGCCTTCATCTCGTTGAGATTCATTGTAGTTGGTTGTAAATTTTGGATTTCTGTATCTTGTTCAGGTGCAGAAACTTCTGCGACCTGTTCGGGTTCAGGCGGCAAGTCACGGGCCTGCACCGTGGCGGCGCTGTATGCTGGATAGGTCACGGGGGACACGTCCAACAACTGCCGCACCTTGTCAACGCTACGCACCGTGCGCTCCTCATTCCACGACTGCTTGTCAATGGTAAAGGCAAACGAGGACTGGGAAATGTCGCCACGCTTCACGCTTTCGTAAAAGTCCTTGGCGTACTGTTGCTTTCCAAGTTCTACGCGGTATTTCAAACCGCGCTCGTCTTGTTCGAGCTTCAGCGTGCCGTTAGTAGTCCGACCCAACACCAAGTTGGGGTCGTGGTTGATGAGCGCGCGCACGTCGTTGTCCATAACGTCGTCAAACGCGCCAGGCTTAATGACCTCACGAAAGGCGCCCAGGTCCGTCTCACTGTTAAACACAGCGGCGTAACCTTCCAACACCATTTCGTCGCCTTCGGCCTCGCGCACCTCAATGGTGCCCATTGTCCGCTTTTCAGCGTCTTTATACTGTTCCTTGGTTTCCATCTTTTGATACTTTGTCGCTATAGTCGCCGAGGCGGTCCAATGCGATTTGGTTTACTTGGACGGTGTGTGTGTCGCCGCCTTCAACTGGGTTAAGCTGCTCCTTGGTTCGCACCTCGTTAATGCTCATGACGCCGCTTTGCAGCATCTGCGTGTAAAAGTTAGTTCGCGCTGCAAGGTCGCCGCGGTACAGGTCGTTCATGTTAAACTTGCTGTAAATGTCGGGGCGCTCGAATGATTGAATCAGCTTGCGGTCAATCTCTTGTTCAATGCGCTTGGCCCACGGCGCAATGGTGTGGCGGGCAAACTGCAAGTTTTGTTGCTCCACGTTGTTGTACGTGGTTTGGCTTGGAAGCTGCACCAGCGATGGCGGCACCGAGTAAATGCGGCAAATTTCTTCCGCTTGGAACTTGCGCGTTTCAATGAACTGCGCTTCGTCGGGCGTAATGGTAATGCGCTGGTATTTAAAGCCAAATGGCAACAGCTTGGTGCCCGCGTTCATGGACGAACTGTTCCAAGAATTTTGGATGACGTCCATTTGTTCTTTGCGCAACGGCTGGTCGCTAGCAAGTACGCCAGTCATTTGTCCTTTCTGCCCGAAATATTCTGACCCAAAGTCCTGCGCCGCTTTGGCCAGGCCGATGTTTTCGCGGTGCAAACGAATGGGCGACATGCGGTGCATGTTGCAAATCTCCAACATGTTTTCGGGCATGACCACGCCGTAGTCGCGCACGCTGTAAATGCGCTCCCCGTTGACCTCTTTAATGTCCACGTCGTAGTAGTGAACTGGGACCAGGCGCTCGGCATAGCCGCGGTTGTTGCGCTCAATGATGGCAAAGCCGCAACCGTAAACCAGCGCAGATGCCACCAGCGTTTCCCAAAACTCGTAAGGTGTGTTTTCGTCGTTGGGAATGTCAAGCACCTGATACGCTGGGTGCATGTTGGCCACGTTGACGTCGCGTCCGTCTTTCACGTAGATTTCCAACCCCAGCGAGGCAATGGTACTTGCGATGCGGTACACACATGCGTACACCGTGCTAATACCAAGCGCGCCTTGTTCCGTGACATTAACGCCCGAGCTGACAAAGCCCGTAATGCCCAGGTCTTGTTTTAATGTCTGCGAGTCGTACTTCCCGACGCGATAACGGAAGACGGAACGCAAGCGGTCTGCAAGTGTAGCCATTCAAACTTTGTATCCCGATAAGATACGAAAGAATGATTACAAATCCAAGATTTCCAACATGATGTCGTCGGCGCTCAAGGTGTGGCAATATTCGTTCATGGCAATGATGCTTGCAATGATGCCGTCTACCTTCTTGTTTTCTTGGCGCTCCTTAACAACGCGCTTGTTTTCGTTGTTGTCTGTGTAGATCACAGCGCATCCAATTTGCCAGCGCAGGCAACGGTTGCCGCCATGGATTATCTGACCTTTCATGACGGCCATTTCAAATTCCTTAGTTGGCCCGTTCATCGTTGTAATGTTCTGCGCCATGGGTTGCATTGTGATGTTGTCCGCCTCAAGCTCACTGACAATGTAAGTGCTAAACCGTGGGTCGTAGCCAATGCTGCGCACGTCGTACTTGGCGCATTGCTCCACAATGTATTCCTTCACTATTCGGTAGTCCGTCACGTTGCCAGGCGTTATCGTAATGTCGCCTTCGCGTTGAAATGCCAGGTAGTCAATGCCCGCGCTTAACTTTTTGGTGTGCGCCTTTTCCGAGTTCACAAACTGATGGACCAACAGGTAAAAGCAGTCGCGGTCTTCGTCTCTGAAAAGCAAGGCAAAAGCGGTGAGGTCTTGCGTGCTGGCCAGGTCAAGTCCGCCGTAACATGGCAGGTTTTGCAGTTTGTGGTATGGTATTTCCGCGCTGCCTTTCATCCAAATGTCATCAGGTATCCACGCCGTTTCCGCTGACGTCCAAATATTAAGGTGTAGACGCAAGAACGAATTGACCATTGACGGGTTTGCCTTAGCATTCTGAACCGCTTGCTCAAAGTATTCTTTGCGGCAAATGGTGCCAAAACCTGGGTTTGCTTTTTTCCATGTTTCTTCAACGGTCCAGTCGTCGTCAGCGTCAGCGCAATACAGCACAGGCAAAAACGTGGGGTCGTCAATGCGTCCGTCGTTCACTGCCGTTGCATATTCGTGGACCTCGTAACAAATCGAGCTGCGATCATGGCCCGCAGTCGTAAGCGCGATAACCAACGGCTGACGCCGTGCGCCCGTAGAAGTAGTAAGCACGTCCCACAAGTCACGGTTGGGCTGTGTGTGCAGCTCGTCAAAAATAACGGCATGGCAGTTAAGCCCGTGCTTGGTGTAGGCCTCGGCGCTAATGCTTTTGTACCAACTGCTTTTCAGCATGTAGTCAATTTGGTTGCGCGTCACCTTTGCGCGCCCACGTAAGTGCGCATTGTTGGCCACCATTTCCTGGGCGATGTTAAACACGATGTTGGCTTGGCCACGATCGCCCGCGGCACTGATAACCTCCGCGCCTGGCTCGCCATCAGCAAACAACATGTAAAGCGCAATGGCAGCAGACAAATTCGACTTCCCGTTTTTGCGTGGTATCTCAACGTAACAGGTGCGGTACTTGCGCGTTCCATCCTGGCGCTTCCAACCAAACAGTGGTTTGATAATGTCGTCCTTTTGCCAGTCCTCAAGCAGGAACGCCTTGCCGCCCAACTCGCCTTTGACGTGGGTGCAGAACTTCTCAATAAAGTCCACGGCGCGCTGTGCCGCCGCTTCGTCAAACCAGTAATCAGTTGAAGAATTCGGCATTATCGTCTACCGCTGGGCGTCCTTCTCCAATCCAATTTTCCAGGCGCGTAATAATAATCTGCTTGCGGTGGCGCGCCTCCTTAAGCTGTTGCCATTCGGGACGCATGCGCGAGTAGGTGTCGCCGCTCTTCCCGATCACTTGGTAACACGTGCCGTGCTCGTCGCAGTAACGCTGCAAGGTGTCTTCTTCCAAGATGACGCAAGCCAAGGTGTAGAGCAGTTGCAACTGTCCTGGGCTTAAGTCAGCGCGCTGCTCGTATAGGTTCAACAGCTCGTTGTACTTCTTTGTTTGTTGTACGGTCATTTCCCAATTGGTTTTTTTAGCCCGCAGTG